AAGAGGACATCTTAGATTATACAGAGGCTTAGGCAAAACATACTGGACTTATAAATGTTTTAATGAAGGTGACTGTAGAGCATCTGGTGAAGGCAATGCATGGTCTGGTGAAAAGTGGTTAGAATATACTGCTCCATACATTTATGATGCATATCAATCAGATTTACTTTCAGATATCAAACGTGATAATACTGAAATAATTAAAAACTTAGAAGAAAAATTAGTTGTAGAACGACGAGAACGAACTACAGCAAAGAAAATTAAAGAAGATAAATCCTTAGAGTTTTTTATTCCAATTACAGATAATCATAAGTTATGTAAATTAGCAATAGAACAATGCAAAGCAAGATATATACCAGAATCAATTTGGTCAAAATTTTTTATAGCATTGCCTGGTAAAGGAAGTATTTACTCTAATAGAATGATTATACCATTTTATGATAATAACGATGAAATTTATTATTGGCAAGGTCGTGCATTATTAGAAGGCCAAACACCAAAATATTTAAATAAATTATCTGGTAAAGATGAATCTGTTTATAATATCTATAATGTAGATAGAACTAAACCAATATTTATAACAGAAGGACCAATTGATTCAATGTTTATTGAAAATTCTATTTCTACTTTAGGATTATCAGTAAGTAAACCAATGCAAGATATAATTAAAACTTTTAAGAAACCAATATATTTATTTGATGGTGATAAACCTGGAATGGTCACAGCAAAAAAGTTTCTACAACAAGGTAAAAGAGTATTCTTATGGGAAAACTTTATAAGAGAATTAAATTTACCAAAACGTAAGAAATGGGATATAAATGATTTCATGTTATATTGTAAAATGAATAACACACAATTAACATATGATGATCTAAGCAATTATGTTTCAAATCACTATTATGATACAATGTGGTTGTAATATGGAAATAAGAAAAACTTTTGGTGCATTCTCAATAAATGATTTTTTGTATTTATTTGAAAATACTGATTTAATGAAATATTCAACAGTTCTATATAATAGTAATGATAATATCGGTATGCATATTGTTTTTAATAAACATATTGAGTTAGATCCAAATTCTTCATTTGATTTACTAAAAATTTTAATTAAAGGTATGGGTGACTATTTTAAATCAGAATATACAATTGAATTAATGTATATTGCAATATACCTTAAAGAACTTTTAGATGATCGAGAACAACAACGAATTAGTATTTTTAATTATTCTTTTAAACATGATACTAATCATATTTGTGATGAAGTTCCTCAAACACTAATCCATCGTATTTTTTCAAAGCTTCCTTTTGTATCTTAGTTAAATTATCAGTAACATTATTCTTAGCTTTAAGTTCTGATTGTAACATTCTCATAATAAAATATGCATCAACAAGATCATTATATTTTTCAACAATTTCTAAATCATCACCTAATGAAAGAAAATCTTTTAATTCAGCAATATAAGTTTCACACATTAAAGTTTTATCAGCATTACCACTTTGAGTAGAATATTTCTTAATTGATTTTGGTGAATATTTTCTTAAACTAGCATTATATCTTTCAGCTAATAGTATTTTTAAGTTTCCAGCCATTTCAGCTTTATCTTCTGTTCTACCCATTGAAGCAAATGAATAATCTTCTATTGCAGCAAAATCAATCATTGATGCACTGTGCTTCAATAGAAAAGAATCAATAAAAATTCTTATTGATTCTTTAGTCCAAACAATTTTAGATAAATCATTAGAAAAACTATTCTTTTTATGGTGAAGTAATACTTTATCATTAGAATATTTTTTAGTTTGAGTAAAACTTAAAAAATCAATATCTAAAAGATGAAAGTCTTTATCAGTTTTTGCTATTACTACACCACTACCATTCTTACTACTATCTAAACCTAATATAATCATAAATAAACCTTCTCAATTTTTCGATTTTTAATTAGCATCCCAATTAATACTAACTTTATTAATATTTATATCATCATATTTATCTTGTGTTTCATATGCATTTTCACCAATAAATGATGATACTGCTCTAATAGCTAATCTTCTTCTAATTTTACCTATACCAGCTTCTTTTAACATAAATTCAAAAATTTCATTTGCTAGTTCTATAGATATTAGTTTAGAAGCAAATAATGCATCATGTAATATTACAGCAGCAGCATATTTTTTATTACCAAAATGCGGCAATAAAAAATCTATAATTTTACCACCACTTCTACCATCAGTTACAAATTCTTCATCTACATCAACTCGTATAACACCATCGTATTTAGTTTCAATCTTATATTCAATCTTTTTTAATATTGTCATTCGTCTTTCAGAATGAGGGGTTAAAATTATATCACTATATTGTACTTTCTTAATATCCATATTGTCCTTCATATATTAAAATATATTATATTAATATTTATCTTATAAAGCTTTATAAAATAACTCATAAGTTGTTGACTCTGTATTCAGAATCAGCTTAATTTATAGCTTAGTATTAACAGGTTATAAAGATAAATTATCTCTTTAGACAAACAGCTCATAGATGTTAAACTATCAAGGTTTTTGTATAATATTTTATTATATTAATAGCAAGGAGACTATATGCGTAGAAGAAGAAAACAACCAGTAAACAATGATGAAAATCGAGAAATTGAAACAGTTCTAGTAATGGATTATTTTGCATTAATGTTTAGACAAATATTTGCAGCAATGAAAGGTGATAAATATTGTTCTGATAATTATGCTTTATGGAAAAGTTATATGTTAATTGGAAAAAATGGGGATGATGGTATTTTTGGATATATACAGAAATTTAAACCAGATCGAATTGTCTTAGCAATTGATGAAAAAAATAATTGGCGAAAAGATCTATATAGTGAATATAAAGCACATAGAGGTGCAATACGTAAGAAATCAAATGTTAATTTTAATGAGTTTTTTCCAATAGCTGAAAAATTCTTAGAAGAATTACAAGATATTTTTCATAATATAGTATTTTTAAAAGTACCATTATGTGAAGGTGACGATCTTGTAGCAGTTTTATCACAAGATATTTATCCAGATGATAAACTTAAGAAATTTATTATTGCTGCTAGTGATAAAGATTTCTTACAATTACAAACTAATAAAAATGTGGTACAATATTGCCCACTTATTAAACAATATAGAGTTTGTTCAAATCCAGATATGACAAAAAGGATAAAAATAATTGATGGTGATATTAAAGATAATATACCAGGATTAAAGCTTGGTGTTGGCCCAGCAAAAGCGGAAAAAATATTAAAAGAAGGTTTAGATGAATTTTTAGACTCAGAAGAAGATATGAGAGATCGATATGCTTTAAATAGATCATTAATTGATTTTGATTATATTCCTGATGAAATTAGAAAAAGTATTATTGATGCTTATAATGCTATAGAAGTAAAAGAAGTAAATAGATCAGGTTTCTTTAATTTTTTCATAAGAAATAAATTAGCTGGAGTCGCAGCAGAATTTAATGTTTACTCAAGAGACACAGATAGGTTAATATGAGCAATAATTTTAAACAAGGATTTTATACACCAATAAATAAGGATAAATATATTGAACCTAAAGGAAAAGATGAAGTTCGTCCTTATTTTAGATCAAGTTATGAAGAAAGAGTGTTTGTTTGGGCAGATTTAAACAAAAATATTTTAAGATGGTGTAGTGAATGCATTGTAATTCCTTATCAAATGATGGAATGGTCCGAAAAATATGAAAAACACATTCTAAAGAAACATAAGTATATTACAGATCTATACTGTGAAATAAAAGACAGTAAAGGTCAAATAACTAAATGGTTAATTGAAGTAAAACCACTTAAACAAACATTAGAACCAAAACAGCCTAAACGTAAAACTGAAAAAGCTCTTCGAAGATATATTGCTGAACAAGCAATCTACCAAAAGAACACTGCAAAATGGGCTGCAGCAAAACAATATGCTCTTGATCATGGAATGAACTTTAAAATTTTAACTGAAACAGAAATATTCAATAAATAAAGGAAATAATATGTTAGTAAAAACATTGCAAGAAATTACAAAAATAACTAGATATACCTCTAATGTTTATTGTAAAATAAATAATAAAACGGAGATTAAATGATAAGATTAACAGAAAGTCAAATCAATGCTAAAATTGATTGGATGGAAGGATATATAAACGCTGAAAATGCTGCAACAGGCTCTACTTTAGATTCTAATGCAAATGTATCTTCTAAAAATATAGCTACATTAGATGGAGAATTAGCAAAAGACTTTAAGATTCAAATAAATAGAAAACTCATAAGTAATAGAATAGAAACTATGTTTGGAAAACCTTTAGCAGAATCTTATATAAAAGATTTAGAGAGTCATTTAATTTATTGTCATGATGAAACTTCTTTAGCTCCTTATTGTGTATCAATTACAATGTATCCATTTTTAATTGATGGAATGAAAGGATTAGGTGGTGATGCTGAAAAACCAGAACATTTAAGTTCTTTTTGTGGAAACTTTGTTAATTTAGCATTTGCCATTGCATCACAATTTGCAGGAGCAGTTGCAACTGTAGAATTTTTAATGTATTTTGATTATTTTGCAAAACTTGATTATGGTGATGACTATTTAAATACAAATATTAAAGAAATTGTTCAACAATTACAAGGCGTAGTATTTGCATTAAATCAACCAGCCGCTGCTCGTGGATTTCAATCTATATTTTGGAATATTAGTACTTTTGATAAATACTTTTTTGAAAGTATGTTTGGTGAATTTGTATTTCCAGATATGTCTAAACCATCATGGGATTCATTAGATAAATTACAAAGAGCTTTTCATACTTGGTTTAGAGAAGAAAGAACTAAAAAATTATTAACATTTCCAGTAGTTACACAATGCTTCATTTTAGATAAAGAAACTAAAGAAATAAAAGATGAAGCATATCATGAATTTATTTCTGATGAAATGGCCAAAGGTAATGAATTTTTTATATATACTTCTGATACTGCTGATAGTTTAGCTTCATGTTGTAGATTGAAAAACGAAATAAAAGATAATACTTTTAGTTATTCTTTAGGTGCTGGTGGCGTTTCTACAGGTTCAAAAAATGTTATAACAATTAATATGAATAGATTAGTTCAAGAAGGACATAATCTAAATGAAGTTATTAATAGAGTTCAACAATATCAATTAGCATTTAATGAACATTTTAAATATTTTGAGAAATCTGGATTATTACCAGTATATACTTCTGGTTTTATTTCAATGGATAAACAATATCTCACATTAGGTGTTAATGGATTAGTAGAAGCTGCTGAATATTTAGGTTTTGAAATTTCTAATAATGATGAATATATTAAATGGCTAGGAGATACTTTATCAGTGTTTAAAGTAGCTAATAAAGCAGCAGGACTTGCAAACAATGTAATGTTTAATACTGAATGTGTTCCAGCAGAAAATCTTGGAATTAAAAATGCTAAATGGGATAGAGCAGATGGTTTAGTAGTTAATAGAGATTGTTATAATTCATATTTTTACAAAGTAGAAGATGAATTAAATGTTTTTGATAAAATGGAAATGCATGGTGAAAAAATTGTTGGAAATTTGGATGGTGGTAGTGCTTTTCATTTTAATAATACAGAAAGATTATCATATAAACAATACTACGATCTTTTAAATAGTTTAGGTAAATCAGGTTGTAACTATTTTTGTGAAAATGTAAAAAAGACATGTTGTAATGAATGTGGCACTATTACTGCTAATACTTTAAAAGCTTGTCCTAAATGTAATAGTGAAAATATAGATTATGCAACTAGAGTTATAGGTTATTTAAAACGAGTTAAATCTTTTTCTAAGGAAAGAATAAATGAAGAATCAAGAAGAAAATATTAGAGATATTAAATATTACGCTTGGACTATATCATTCATAGAGGTACCAGATGAAACTAGTCTGGTATTTTCTATAACTGGTTGCCCAGGAAAATGTGAAGGTTGTCATAGTCCATTTTTGAGAAATTATGAAAATGGATATATTTTAGATAGTACAACACTAGATAATATAATTAAATCAAAAGAAAAATATATTACAACAATATGTTTTTTAGGTGGAGATTGGGAAGAAGGATTTATAGATACATTAAAATATTGTAAACTTAATTTTCCTAAATTAAAAACTTGTTTATATTCAGGACAAGATGTTATAGATATATCTTATCTTGAATATTTAGATTATTATAAAATAGGTGGATATAATCAAGATCTAGGACCTTTGTATGAAAAAACTACTAATCAAAGATTTTATACAATAGAGAATAATGCAATCAAAGATGATATTACATTTAAATTTTATAATAATTAATATAAAACAGCATTAAAATATTTAAAATTATTAACTATATTAAGTATATGAATAATACAACTAATAAAAAAATAGACAATAGATCTTATTTAAAAGATGAGGTCTATTTTAAAACTGCTAAAACTATAGCAAAATTATCTAGAGATGAAAAACATCAGGTTGGTGCTGTAATTGTAGATAAAAATGGTAAAGTCATTTCAACTGGATATAATGGTCCACCATCTAAATTTAATGATGATCTTATTGATTTTAGTGGTAATTATTTTGAAATTGTATTACTAATAGATCCCGCAGTATCAAAATTATTCACTTTAGATGAACTTAATGAGTTAAATAATTTTAATATTGATAATAATGATAGTTTAACTATTATTAAAGAGTTCAAAAAAGGACCATTCATGTTACATGCTGAAATGAATGCTATTCTTACAACTGATGATCGAAGTAGATTAGAAGGAGGCACAATATATATAACACATGTGCCTTGTGATGTTTGTGCAAAACTTATAGCACAAACTGGAATAACAACAGTAAAGACATTAAATAATAAAGCAAATAGATTTAAAGAATTTATTTTTAAAACATTAGCAATTTTTAAATTAGCTAATATTAAATTTGAAGTCTTTTATGAAGTTGACTTTACATAGATTATCTATGTAAAAAGGAAGAATAATATGGCAATGACACCCTACTATAAGAATTATAATTTAGATAGTGTTGAAAAAGAAATGGAAAAACTAGCAATTAGAGCTGATAGTATTATTGGTCAATTGCAAGTGTATGGTATTAAAATTATAATCAATAATGATTGTATCGGTGATTTTCATAATATTGAAATTTATAGATATATTAATAAAACTAGTTTTTTTCTAAAAACTGATTATTATATTTTAAAACTTGAAGAATCATATATTATGCGTTTACCATCAGATGGTAAAAGGTTATTAGAAAAATTAGAAAGAGCTTTAACTAAATATGGCCAATAACCTATTTTTACTAAATGTGTAAAACCTTTATTATAACTTACTATATTATAGTTATAATAAAGGAGAAATATAAATGAAATCATATAAGGATATTGTAATAAATGTATTGGAAAACGGAACTAAGAAGTCAAATAGAACAGGTGTGGATACTATTTCAGTTACAGGGACTCAATTGCGCCATGATATGCGTACAGGTTTTCCACTTATTACACTAAAGAAGACACCATTTAAATTAATATGTGTTGAACTTGAAGGCTTTATTAAAGGTATTACTGATAAGAAGTGGTATGAAGATAATGGATGTACTATCTGGTCAGAATGGGCAAACCCATTAATAGCACCTTATGGACATGATGAAGAATCAAAAAGAATTATGAAAGAAACACGTGATTTAGGACCAATTTATGGTTATCAATTACGTAACTTCAATAAACCATATAAACCAGTACCACAAATTATTACACCTTTTGATAAAGGATATGATAATACTTTAGAACTAAAGAAGCATCCTATTTATGGTGAATATGTAATTTTGGATTCATATTCAATAAGTTCTAAGGCAAGGACTAAGAGATATGATATACAATTTATTAAAACTGGATTTAGAATTTATGGTTTAATAGAGTCTAAATTATTAAATAATATTTTTATAGATCCTTATTTTCCAAGTGTTGCAGAAGTTGGTTGTTTAGGTAATCGTGAATATATTAGATCTATTAAAAATTGGAAGAAATTAAGAAAAATTTGGAATAATATTATAGATAGATGTTATAATAAAGATAGTTCTGATTATAATAATTATGGTGCAAAAGATATTTATGTATCACAATCTTGGTTAATTTTTTCGAATTTCTTAAAAGATGTGCAAGATTTAGAGAATTGGGATAAAAAACTAAATAATTGGACAGAATATTCTTTAGATAAAGACAAATATAGTAAAAATAGTGATAAACATTATTCTAAAGAAACTTGTCACTGGGCAGATCTATCAACGCAGTGTTTATATAATTCACAGTTTAAAGAAATAAAAGCTATTAATTTAATAACTAAAGAAGAAATAATATTAGAAAATATGAAATATGACTGTAAAAAATATGGATTCACACCAAGTTCAGTGTTACGAGTTATTAATGGTCAAAGAAAAACACATAAAGGATATATTTTTGAACGTATAGAAAATAAAGAGATTTATTTTGATCAATTAAAAAATATTGTTGATACATTAAAAACAAATCCAACTTGTAGAAGAATGGTAGCATCTTATTGGAATGAAAACCAATCTAATATGCAATCTTTAAAACCATGTCACTACAATTGGCAAGTTCTTTCAGATGGTAAAAATATTGATTTAATATTTAACATGAGAAGTGTTGATGTTGGATTAGGAATGCCTTTTGATATTGCTCATTATGGAATGATGTTAAAACTATTAGCACTTGAAGCTGGAATGACACCAAGATGGTTAGTAGGTAATTTTGCAGATACACATATTTATGAAAATCATATTGAAGGTATGCAAGAATTAATTAGTAGAGATCCTCTGCCATTACCAACAGTTAAAATTCCTGATTTTAAATCTATATTTGATTGGTCATACACTCAACGTAAATTAGAAAATTATCAAACTCATGATAAAATTGATTTAAAAATAGCAATATAAAAGAAAGAATATTAAAATAAAAATACTATATTATAAAGGTAATACAATGACACAAGAATCAATAAATGAATCAATAGCATTAAATGAAAAAGTTATAATTATGTTTGGAACTTATTGGAATCTTCAATGTTATAAGATGAAACCAATATTAGAACAGATCATTGAAGATGGTATTAAAGTAGTTAATATTGATATTGAAGTAGATGTAGATTTAAAGACTGAATATAATATATCGATGATACCAACAATGTTATGTTATAAGAATGGTAACCTTGTGGATAATATAGTTGGTATATCATCAAAAGATATGTTAATTGAGGAACTTAGTTAGAAAAATATGGATAAAGTTGAATATAAACAAGAATTTTTAGACATTTTAAGAGATTTATCTATTTTAGTACCAGGTATTATTTTATATAAAGAAAAGAATGAACTATTTATTTTAAGAAAAAATGTGTCTGATATTTATTATAGATTATCAGTGCCATATAAGTATTTAGATTTTTATGGTGATTATTTCGCAATAAGAGATTTTGGTGAATTCTATGCTTTTATTAAAACTTTGAAAGATCCAGAATTTTTTGATATTGATTCACATCTTTTAGTTAAAGATACACAATCACAGATCAAATATCCATTAACTGATGAAGAATCATTTCTAATGGAACTTGATAAGTTAAAGAAAAAAGATGGTGTGACATGGAAAAATATTAACTTTACTGATAAACCAATATTTAAATGTAATTTTAATAGAGATCTTGTTAAAGAAATTAAAAATGTTGCTGGTAGAATTAATAATGAGTTAGTTACTTTAAAAGTTGAAAATAATGAACTAACTATTAATTGTTATATTAGTGAAGAATATCCAAGTTGGCAAAAAGTATATAAATCAGATATTAAGTCTGATGGCGCGTGTAGTTTTCAATGCTATACAGACGTATTTAATTTTTTACCTTTGGGTGTGTTTACAATGGAAATAGATGAAGATGGTTGTATTAAATTAG